GCGTACTGATCGATGAACACTTTGAAACGACCACCTAGAACACCAGCGAAAACACTGTTGTTTGTATCGGTGTTGAACGAACCAGATTGCAGACCTTGTTGGCCCCAGCTAACTAGCGAGTCGGTCATTGCCAGAGCGGAAACAACGTTACGGGAAGCGATAATGAAGTTACCGTTGCCACGACCAGTCTGACGACCGATTTCGTTTGCTTCTTTTTCGATCTGGATTAACAGAGCTTTGTAAGCTTCACCAGCCCAACGAGCGTTTTTAACGTCGTTAGCATCTGCCAAGTTGAAAGTACCAGCAACAGTAGTACCAGCGGTCATACCAGCAGCACCAGTTTGGGCTTGGGTCAGAACGGTGTTAACTGTTTCGCGGTTGATTTCAACCAGAATTTCTTGTGCCAGAATACCGTACAGCTCGCTATCAGCATCCAGACCGTGAACAGCGCGAAGGTCTTGTGCCAGCTCGATTGAGTATTGAGCTTTCAGTTGACGCGACTTAGCGGTTACAGTTTGTTTGTCGATACGGAACGACATTTCAGCGTATGGGTTACCACTTGAACCGTTGAAGTTTTCCATTGTTTCAGCAATCGAAGTCAGAAGACCCGAACCAACTGGAACAAGCAGGTTAGCAACAGTTGCAGCTTGGAAGTCAGCAGCAGCATCAGATCCAACAGTGCGGTTAGAAACACCAACGTACTGCATGTATTCGGTAGAGTTGTTAGCACCGGTGAACTTAACGAAATCGTTAGGAACAATTACAGCAGCAGCAACGTAAGCTACAGCGTTTGGAATTTGCAGTGCGCCAATACCCGAACCATCACCAAGCGAACCGGACCAGCCAGCGATTGGAGCTTTTTGCGGGTGGAATGCTTCGGTGAAGCCAGAAGCGCGTGGGTTCGAGCCGTAAACGGAACGAAGGTAGAAAACTTGGCCCGATGGTTGATTCAGCGGTTGTACACCAACTGTTTCGAAAGCCATCAGTTGTGGCATAACACGGCGTACCAGACCCATAACTACGGGAGCTGTACCTACGATGCCACCAGTAGTTGTACCAGCAGCTACGCCACTTGCACCACCAGTATAATCACCCTGTACTTGGGCTTCGGTCAGTTGACCAGATTCGCGCAAGTCTTTTTCTTGGTTCTCAAGGATTGTCGCAATGATTTCCGATTTTTTAGCGGTAGCAATTGCAGGCAGTTCTTTGTCTTCCAGAAGGGCTTGCCACTTGTCAGTAAGAGCAGTCATTCTATTCTCCAGAATGGAAATTGTTAAAAAGGTTTAAAAGGTTTCTGATATATGTATTTATATCAATCAAATTCAAATTTTCGTAAAAAAGTGATTTATTTTGAAAATAAATCACTTTTTCGCTATTTTTACGCTAAACGGCGCGATTGGCCCTTAGCTGCATCCAGATACGATTGCATATGCGAACTTACGGCAGGCTTTTCTTCAACAAGCGGAGCACTTTCGGTAACTACGTCGGTCTTGTCGGCAGCGGGTGCAGATGGTTTGCTAGCAATTGCTTCTACAATGCGTTTAACTTTTGCTTCATAGGCTTCACTGAAAATCAGATCCGAGGCCAGTTCGCGAACTTTTTCAGCTTGCGATTCGGTCATGTCGGCAACAGCAGCATCTAGGATTTCTGCTTTCTTACTTTCACTGATAGTCTTGCTCAGTTCGATAACTTTTGCTTGAGATTCGGCCAGAGTTTCTTTAACAGAAACAAGTTCTGCTTCTGTGATACCCAGTACGTCTTTTTGTTCATCGGATAGCTTGACGTTGTGATTTTCGAAAACACCCATCAGTTCTGCCATAAGAGAACTAAACAGACTTGCTTTTACATTGGATTCAATTACTGGCTTGTTGTCAGCAACGAATTCTTCGGCAAAATGCTTAACGTAGGCATCAACTTTGGCTTCCATTTCTTCTTTGACCAGAACTTTATATTCTTCGGCCTTTTCGTTTAGGAAGTTTGTGTGTTCAAGGGCTTTGGCTTCAAGCTCTGTAACTTTTGCCTCTACCAGCGATTCAACACCGGCTTTGGTTTGTGCGGCAACAGCGGCATTGAAAACTTCTACGAAGTCGTCAATCTTATCAGCCGGGGCACCAACACTTTCGAACAGCGCTTTCACTTCATCAGTATTTAGAAGCTCAGCGCCAATAGTTTTGTCAGTCATTAAAGACTCTCCAAGAATTGTTTGAAGTATTTATATCAATTGGACTGGGCGTTCCAGCCTTAACCTAGATATTTTTTAAGTTCTTTTACCGGAACGGACCATTTACTGGTATCGCATTCAATAATGAGAACGCCGCCCTTTGTGGACAATTTCATTCCATCTTGACCGGTGGTTGATTCAATGATCATCGGTGTATTTAGTCCTGCTAAATTACGCAGTCCGTAAGACACCCGATCCCAATCAGTTGTGGCTTTCTGTTTTAGCGGAATGTAGATTTGTCCGTTGGACTCATATACCCCAGCCATAATAGCGCCCGGTGCAGATTGGTTATGCACGAAATCAAAACCAGCAGTTAGTTGGAATTTAGTAATTTCGGTGTACGCTTTGCCGAACTTGGAACGGGATTCATTAATTTGAACCGCCTTTCCTAGACCACGGGTTGAAACCGTAGGAGTCCAGCCGCCTTCGATCAAAGCACGAACCGTCAAACCCTTATCGGTGTTCAACAGCTTGGCTCTGGCACAAATGTTATTCCCATCAACCCATAACTTTTCAATCAAGTGACTGGCTTCGCTTAGAAGCACGTTAGGGCGCGGTGGGTGGTCGCATTCGCCAAGGGCTTGGTGTTTGTCTACATAACGTTCGATGTACTGTTGTACGGCCTCTGACATGACTTTAAAGGGGTATACACGCCCATTACCGTTCAATGTCTCGGCTTGCATCGCAATACCTTCGACGTATAAATTTTTGTCGCCGCTTTTAGAAACTTCGGTAACCATTTCCACTTTGAAGTCTTCGACCTCAGTGAACAGGTACTCTTGCGACTCGACGATCAGTTGATCAGTCATGTTAACCTCTATCTGATAGTATTTATATCGTTAAATTTCGGAGCTATCAGGGTTTGTCGGTGACCCGGCTACATCCCCGGCGACCGGAGTTGCATACGTTCCTTGTGCGACAAGTGATTGATATTTCTTTGTGGCTTTGCCAAGCAGTTTGCGCATATCAAGCGAACCATCTTTCTTGATGTGCGATTCCTTGACGAGTTTCTTCACGACTTTCAGATCCAAGTAGTCTTGAACCTTAATATCGGTGTTTAGAACCCCGTTGGAATACTTACCCAATACTTGATTGTCTTCATCGTCGTCATTATCGCTAATATCGAACGAATCCCCAACCTGCTTAGAAGTCAAATCGAGTTGGGTAAGAACCATTGCTAGCTCTTTTGGTCCCAACTCGTATTTGTATCTGTACCCAGTACCGGTTGCCTCGTACAAAGTCCCAAGAACATCTTGTAGACTCAGTTCGAACATTACTTGCCCTTAGTCAGACGTGACAGTTCTGGATACTTTTGATGTACTTCTTTTTCAGACCAGCCTTGGTCTAATAGCCAAGCCGAAATTTTACGGCCATCTTCTGGGGTCGCAACTTTAACTTTGACGACCTTGCCATCACCCGGTTCGGAAGCCGCTGCAATTCCTTTGCTTCTAAGTTGCTTAGAGGCACTTGCTGGGTTCCCAACTTCGAAAGATAGTGTACGCTCGGTCAGATCAGACTTTTTTGAGTCTTTGTCTTCCTTGTCGTCTTTTTCGTCTTTGTCTTCATCATCTTTCTTGTCGTCTTTTTTATCGGACTTGTCAGAATCATCTTTGTCTTCTTTATCGCCGTCTTCTTTGTCATCTTTCTTGTCAGCGAAAGGGTTTTCACCCTTTGCTTCTTGGAAAGGTTTCAGGATTTCGGCTTTAACAGTTGCGCCAGTTGCCAGAATCGCGGCTTTAATCGCTTCATCGAACTTCGCTTGAAACTCGATTGGATTCTGTTCAAGGGCAGCGGTCAAAATCTCGCTCATGCTTTAAACCTCGGGGGTAGTTTGTTGATTAGGTTGTTGACCACCGGGCATTCCGTCCGGGGCTGGGGCAAATGGATCTGTATCAGAGATACCACCGTTCATTGCCAAGTTACGTTGATCCGCAAGTTTGTAAATTGGATCGTTTTGTTCTTCAATAATTTTCTTACGCTGTTCTTCGATTTCTTCGAGGGACATTTTCAGAATTTCTTGTGCAGCCCATTCATGCGAAACGTATACACCAATAATGTCACGGACTTGTGCATAGTTGGTTAGACGCATTTGCATCATTTCGGCTTGTTTACGCTCGGCAAAGTAAGAGTCGGCGGCAAACTTGACAAGAATTTCGTTTTTATTCGCTTCCCATTCTTCTTCTGTGATGATTTTCTTCAAAATCAAATTAGTGCGGAGTGGGTCGAGCAACAGGGTAGAGAATTTCAGTAGTAAACGTTTGATGAATTTGTCGAACTTCAATTCTTCACGGGTGATTTCAGTACCACCGGCTCCGAAGTCGATCATTGCACCCGATTCAGCACGCGAACCCGGAACTTGCAGGGCGTCATACAGATTCTGTTTGTAGTAGTTCAACAGATCCGTTGCGTCCATGCTATTGCCACCCGGTAGGGTATCAATTTCAGTACCTTTGCCACCTTCACGGCGGGGTAACCACATGTCTTCCAACATGGATTGGGTGTTGTAACCGTTTTTAACTTTACCAGTCGTTGCATCATATGACATTTTGTTCTTGAAACCGGTCATGATCCCACGAACGTATTGTTCGGCTTTCGCTTTCGGGAGGTTACCAGTATCGATATAGAACACACGACGTTCCGGGGCACGGACGATCATGTAAATCAATGCAGCGTCTTCCAACATTTTCAGCATGTTGGCTGGTTTAATTGCTTGGTGAATATAAGAAATGATCATTTTGCCATCTGGAGCCAATAGGCCAGAGTGTGCATAGGTGACCATATCGACCGGCAGGACATAATCCTTACGCATTCCGTATCCAACATGGATAGGGTCGGTCTTGTCTACTGGGCGGTACACAAAGAAGTCGTGAACACCAGTAACAATTTCATTACCATCAATATTTGATTTTCTGTTTTCTCGAACCTTAACAACTTGTTTTGGTTCAAGCATACGCAGTTCCTGAATGCCTTTCTTCGGGTTGTTAGGATCAATTACCTTGAGCATAACTTTCCGACCATCGATGTACCAGTCACGGAAGTAATCGTACCCCTTGTGACGGTAATCAAGCATTTTCAGGATCAACTTGAATTCGTCGGACATTTTTAGCTGGATAGCAACACTGAAATCTGTTCCGTCCAGATTTAAGCAGGCCGGGTCTTCATCCATTACAATTGCTTGGTCGCATATATCTGATATACCGGAAAGCACTTCATGATTTGAAGCAATGTCGCGATACATATCAATAAGGTCTGGCAGATTCTTATATGACGGTTCAAGGTCGATGCCGTGACCACGCCAGTTTTGAAATGCACCAGTATCCATGACATCATGTTCAATCGCCGCGTCGTTGTTAGCAGGGCCAACAATAGACGGAAGCTGTTTTGTTTCGTCTTCGAACGGTGCGAACATTTTCTGGATGAATGTTGGTAATGCCATTTGTTATCCCAATTTAGAATAGGGGCCGAATGGCCCCTGTTTTCACATTAAACTGAAGAAGAAGGTTCCCACCAGTCGATTGCTAGAGTAACTTCAAACGTTTCAATTTCGTTGTTGGTATCCCAGTCCAGTGCAATTTCTGCAACTGTAGTTGGGAACATCCCGACAATGAGGTATTGAACTGTCTGAGCGCCCTTGCGGTCGTACTGACGAACATAACCATTTTTCTTGTAATCTTCCGGTGCGTCACCGTAGATGTTGCGATCTTGTTGTTGAACCATACGGCTCCAATCAAGAAACTGTTCACGTACAGAATGACCTGTATCGTTGTAAACAGTAATCGTCCAATCTTCGAATTCGCGGTCACCACCTAGATTGATCTTACGGTTCTGATATCCAACCGGAATCTTTTCTACCGTTGAAGCTGGCAGAGAAGCGGCTTTACATTTGAACTTGAAATCACGACCTAGGAATGGAATTTCTACTTCGAATAAGTTAGGACGGGCCGCATCACCAAGGATCGCGCCAATCTGCATTTCCAATGCCATTGTGTTTGTTTCCTATGTATATTTAGAAGGGGTCTTTTGACCCCCTCAATTAACGATTAGATTGAACCAAGAAGTTCTTGGAAGTTTGCGTCGGTACGGGTGGCTACGAAACTTAGGGTAACGTAGTTGATCGAACGAGCTGGCTTGATCATGATCGCGGCGCGGAATTCGTTGTTGTCAATCACTTGACCGGTGTTGTTGCGTTCCGAACATTCAACGTAGTAGTCATAGACCCCACGCTGGGCACGGATACCTTCTAGGTACGCATTAACTTCGGTACGGAACGAATTACGGGTGAATTCGTCGTTGATTTCGAACAGACGGTATTTCGAAGCATCCGAAATAGCTTTTTCAAGCAGGTTGAACAGACGGCGCACGTTAATGCGGCTGAATGCACTTGGCTTGTTCGTTGCGGTCTTATCACCGTACAAGAACGTACCTTCACCTTCCATGCTGATGACTGGGTTAATCTGAGCCTCGTACAGACGGTCGCGATGTGCTTGTTTAGGAGCAATTGCCAGTTTAACAACAGACTTGATTTGACCACGGGTCAGACCACCCGGCGAATACCATGCTTGTGCAACTTGATCGGTATGAGCGCAAAGGCCAGCGATGTCGCCTGATAGTGGAATCCAGCGGTTTTTATCGTTGTACTTGTCATACTGGAACTTGTAGTTCCCGTCAATTGATGCAAAGCTTGTGTTCACGTTCAGGTTATCTGCAACTTCTGCACCCGAAGCATTTTGACCGTTACGCCATCCAACAATGTTGTCTACCGCGTTGACCGTCGATACGTTTACAACTAGTTCACGCGGAGGCGAGATTAGTGCAAGGCAATCGGCACGGGTTGCAGCGATGTCCACCAGATATTTCAGAACGGTACTTGCAACGGAAACTGGTTCGTCAGAAGCAGCACCACCGATCAGCAAGTTAACAAAGATGTTTTCTTTGTCGCCTAACAGATCCCAACCTAACATGTAGTCGTCAGCACCAACACCAGTGTCTTTACCACCAGCAAAAGTCAGACCAATCGATTTACCAACAACGTTATCAACCCAAGAGTCAGATGTCGCGTGGATGTATTGGCTTGGGCCTTTCTCGAAGAATTCATCTAGGTAGATGTTTGTTCCGTAAATGTCCTTGTCGCCTTCTTTCGTAGAAACTACGAAGGTTTCAACCGGAGAACCGTCTAGGTAAACGACGATACCGTATTGATCAGCAGTTTGTGGGCCGTATTCGAACATACCAGCGATTGGCTTAACATTTCTGCTAGAACCCGATGGGAAGTCTTTGAACGTACCGGTATTGGCTGTGTAGTCTGCGAAGTTCAGAACGTCAACAGCAACGCGGTCGCCATAGGCACCCGGATACTTAGCAATGATGCTAGGGATCTTGTTAGCTGTCAGTTTTGTAACTGTGTCAGATGTAAACGCAGTGTGCAGAGCAGCGTCGTTCGGCATGTAAACACCCGAATCACGAATCAGTTGCAGCGTTACAGTAGCACCCGCACCAACACCACCGGTCATACGCAGTTCAACACCACCAAGGGCAGTTGAAGTCAGACCGCTAGCAATAGCAGCAAGTACACCAGCCGAGGCTACGCGAATCAGTTGCAGTTCACCAGTTACCGATACTGCCAATACTTCGGCAGTCGAAATGATGGTTGCACCAGCGTCGATAGTTACGTTGTACGAAGCACCCTTAACATAACCAGTACCACCCGAACTAACGGTAGCGATAACAGCATTGTAAAGAGGGGTAGAGTTTTTAGCAGTTGCGGCATCTACCACACGTACAAAACGAAGGTCGTTTGCGTAGCGCAGGAAGTTAGCCATACTGAAAAAGGTTGCCGCTGTGTAGTCATTCGGAACACCAGCACGACGAACCAAATCTGGTTCATCCACATACTGACTGATCTGGTATGCCGGACCCCACTGCGCCTTACCTACTGTCGCGCCACGGCCAGTGGCCGCATTTGCGATTGTGGTACTAAGATCAATTTCCTTAATCTCAAAACCCGGAGATAGCAATGTCATCTCAATTGTTTCCTCAAATTGTAAAAAGTTCTTGGATATAATCCAATTATCTAATTCTATTTATGCAAGAGAAAACGCGTTCCTCTTACTTTTTACCGAAATTTGTCAAATTAGTTAAAATATCGGTAAGTTGTTTCCGCAATCCGAAAATACTAATCACACCCAGCGTAATTACGAACGAAAACCACGAAGGCATAGTTGCGAGAATATCGAAACCTGCTTTCACGTTATCGCGTACTTCTGGGATGAAGACTCCAATCATTGGAATCAGAAACAGTAGAAACACTGCATCATCTATTAGTCCGGGTGGATTGGACGGTTCGGGGGCTGGTGGAGGGGTGCAGGCGGGAGCCGCACCTTCTTCCGGTTTTTCTGTTTCTGTCGTCATGTTTCGTGCCTGCAAAATCCGCAATAGCGTTATGATCCAATTCATTTGGTACGACCGAATTGATATTCCTCAGTTTTGGAACAACACTTGGCAAGCGCTAATTTCATTTCATTCACCGCATCAGTTAATTGACGCTGGCTGGTTTTCATTTCGTTAACGAGTTCGGTGTTTGCCTTTGTTTGGGCTTCTAGCAGAATCATCATCCGGTCAGCCGCACGTTGATCTGTCACCAGCGTGTCAACTGCCGTCATAGACTTTTTCATCACCGCTACATCAGTGTTTATCGAAAATACCCACGTACCCATAAAGGCCAATACCAAAATAATCACAGGTAAAATCAATTTGTCCCAAAGAAAGGTTTGAGTGTTTTCATTGCTCATTTTCTTAGTCTCTGCGATTTGGTTTGGAGTGAGTTAGTCCGTAAACCAACTCACGTCTTCATCAGTAGAATCTAAATCCCCATCATCGTGTAGAACGAATCCTAAGAATTCATCTTGGAGTTCTTCAATATCCTTATGGAACAGTTCTTCCGGCATACGCTGTCTACGATCAACATAGTTGTCGAAGTCATCGGTAGTCGAGAAGTACGCAAATACAACCAGTGCCATCACCAAGTCGTCGTGGTATCCCTCGACGGCGGCAAACGAAAGGCTCTTTTCTACGAATGTTGTAAATTCATCCGCTACTAATCTACTATTTATAATCAGTTTATCCAGTTCAATTAAGTCTTTCAGGGTAGAACAACCAATCGCTTTAGTGCGTTTGGACTGTTTGATACCCAAATCGATACCACCGAATTGAACCAGATTCTCATATTCAAGATCCAGATACAGTTCTTTGGCAACTAGAAGTCCCTGACTCGCAATCTCGATCAGAATTTGCGCTTCATTGTATCGAATGGCAAAGTTCATCAAGAGTTGTGGCAGATACAGCGGGGAAACTTTGTTTGATCTATATACCGCTACGATTTCGTAGGGGAACCCGGTTACATCAATCATGACCGCTGTTGAGTAGTCCTGACCACGGCCTTCGGCAACGTCAACCGCGCAGAAGTATTTGTGTCCCGGTTTTGCTTCTTTGTATATGTACAGATCCCGGTCTTTTGATAGAGGTTCGATGGCATATTTGATCATATCTTCGATGTTCGAGGATTTTATCAAAGTACCCGAACTAGATCGGAACTGACATTCATATTCTTGTTGGAAGTCGTCTAGGCTGGTGTTACCGATTGTCTCGGCCTTCCATGCCTCATCCCGTCCCGGAACGTCCTGCCATTTGATGGAAAACGGATAGAAACCGGATTTACGGTCTACCGCTTTACGCCAGATGTCGTAGAAGTGGTTCATGCCGTTCGGTGTCGAAACCATTAGAACTTTGGTTTTCTTACCGGACGAAACAGTTGGGTATGTCGATTTCCAGAATTCTTCCCATTCGTGTTGTGGGATAAACGCGACTTCATCGATGAACAGCATTGCGAACGACTGACCACGAACCGAACTGGAACTGGTGGCGTGCGACGATACTTGACATCCGTTATCGAGTTTGATACTGGTTTTGTTCCATTCCAGAACGCCCGGTTGCAGGAAGTCCGGCAAGTAGCGGAAGCCCTTTTTAACACGGTCGAGAATTTCAGCGGAGGTTGTAGCCTTGTTAGCCAGAATACCGATGTTTTTGGTTTGGTTGAAAATCATGTAGTGCAGGATGAACGCGGCGGTTACCGTGGACTTGCCTACTTGTCGAGGACATTTCGAAACAAAGAAACGGTTGTGTTCCATGTTCCGTAGCATGTCTTCTTGGAACGGCCACAAGTTGAATAGAACCATCCCGTGGTCAACGTGAACAATCCTCATGTACTTCTTTACAAAGTACACAATGTCATCACGGCATCTAACGAATTCGGCGGTCATTTCAGCCGTCATCGGTTTGTTCTGTTCCGCACGGCGTAAGTCCATGTCACCCATATAACGGGCTCGACGGTTATCGCGGTCTTTGAAACATGTGAAATTGTCTGGATCAACGGATTGGAAATCTGGGGCTTTGATGAAAGTGGATTCCATTTCGGCACCATCTTTCTCAAGCAGTAGTTTCAACGCTTCGGCATCAGATAGTAAATCCGATTCGTAAGTGGTCTTAACTACTTCTCCATCATTCGGTAGCTCTGTTTTTTTCCGGGTCATAATTTACAGCCTTTTCGTTCACTTCTTTTTCGTGGGTATCCTGACGGGTGCCCATTTTACTTAGCAGTTCGCCGTGGGTTCCGATAAAGACTTTTTCCGCGTTAATTTGTTGATTGTTGGTTGTGGTGACACTAGCAACAGACTTGGCATCCTTCGTGACTTTATGAACATCGACCAACGCTTTCGAAGCAGATGTCATTTGAGCCATTAGTTTTGCAAACGCTTCGACCATCTTTGGATGTTCGGCAAGCATTACCTCGGGGGCCATGCTCAGAGCGAGTTGCATCATAATCTCTTGCTGTGCCCTCAGAGTCGCCCTAGAGACGTTTAGATCGTCCCGAAGGCTAGGATCTAGGTCTGCTAGGTCAACGATGGGATTCGTCTTAGAAACGACTACAACAGGCTTAGGACGGGTTTCCCCGCCTAGTAGCCCATCAAGATCCCCAGTCTCCAAAAAATCGAATTCTTCATTATCCATTTGGATACTCATGTGTTGTTCTGATTTCGTGTGGATCGTTGATATTCGCAGACTCTGGGATAACCTCATTGGTCACCCGGTAGATCGATGCATCATCGTCCAGTAGGTTTTCTTCTTCACCGACAAAGTTAACAATTGTTGTTTTGATAACGTTGGCGTTTTGAATTTGTGGGTACAGATATCCAGAAAGATCGAATACCAAGTTCCATACAACATGCCTACGATCATCTGCCATCAATCCAACCATTTCTTCTTGCGGCTCGCATTCAACCATATTGATCGAAATATCGCGGTCGATTACACCGGCCAACGAATGTTCTTTGATCTTTGCGTTAAAGTGCGGCTGGAAGTAAGGTAGAATCTGTTCGATAATTTGCAGCATGTCGTCTTCATATCTGGTATAGATACAGACTTCAAACTCAAAGTTATACGGAACTGGAGCCAATTGTTTCTGGTAGACCTTAACCCCATCAACTTCGATAACGTTCATCGAATACTGTAAGGTGTTGACCTTCCGGGCTCTGTCATAGGACATCTTGCGCATGAAGAAACTCATGCGTGGTAAGATGGTTTGCAGTTCTGGGAAATTCGGTTCCCCACCGTTTTTGTTCATGTTCTGCAAATATGCGACGAACTTCTCTTTCGATTGATACGTGATCGGTACAACCATCGGAACTGTCTTGTTCGGGCGAAGGATATTCACCTTGTTGAACAGGGTTCCCATCAATACGACGTAGTTTCGTATTGATTTGTTGTATTGGTGATTATCGGTAAACATTAGTAGTTTGCCCCAAATGGATCATTTTCATCGAACACAGTAAGTGCGGCACCCTCAGACTCGAT